CGTACTCGACATCATTGAGGACGTAGCGGAAACCGCAGTTCGTGTGGCAGACGTAGCGACAATGGTATCACCAGCGGTATCAATCGCCAAGACAGTGGTTAAAGCCGCTACGAAAAAGAAAGCCAAGTAAATGGATATCGACAAGTCGCTCAACCAAGCCCCGCTAGGTATGTCTCCGATGATGACGGAGATGGACGAGGGTCCTGACATCGAGATTGAGATTGAAGACCCTGAGAGTGTCAACATCGACATTGACGGGATGGAGATTGAGATTGACCCTAGTGAGGACGAGGGCGACTTTAACGACAACCTAGCCGAGGACATGGACGAGGGCGTGCTAACAGAGCTTGCTGGCGACCTGCTTGGTGAGTTTGACGATTCCCAGCCCAAGGGCCGGTGCGTACGCAGATTATCGGTAAAGAGACCACAGAGAAGAAGGACGCCGCTGCACGCGTCCAAGAAGACATGAATTACCAGTTGACCGATGTGATGGTCGAGTATCGCCCTGAACATGAGCGCATGCTGTGGGGGTTGGGCCTTGCAGGTAACGCGTTCAAGAAGGTGTATTTCGACCCGTCACTCGGTCGTCAGGTATCTATGTATGTGGCTGCGGAAGACGTAGTTGTGCCTTATGGCGCGTCCAGCTTGGAAGTCGCTGAACGCGTCACCCATGTGATGCGGAAGACCCCGAACGAGCTTCGCAAGCTCCAAGCATCGGGTTTTTACCGTGATGTAGACCTGCCAGAGCCTGTCAACTCGATGGACGAGGTAGAGCAGAAGATTTCAGAACAACTCGGCTTCCGTGCAGAGACCGATGACCGGTACAAACTGCTGGAAATGCACGTCGATATCGTCATTGAGGACGATAAATACCGCGACGAGGAAGAAAATGACCTCGAAATCGCGCTGCCATACGTCGTTACCATAGATAAAGAGACCGAAACGGTCCTATCCATTCGCCGTAACTGGAACCCAGATGACAAGAAAAAGCTTAAGCGCAATCACTTCGTACACTACTCGTACGTTCCGGGCTTTGGCTTCTACGCTTTTGGCCTTATTCACCTTATTGGTGCTTTTGCTAAGTCTGGTACCAGCCTTATTCGTCAGCTTGTTGATGCTGGTACTCTATCTAACCTACCGGGTGGATTTAAAACTAAGGGCTTGCGCGTCAAGGGAGACGACACACCTATAAGCCCTGCGGAATGGCGCGATGTGGACGTAGCGTCGGGTACGATGCGCGACAATATCATGCCGCTGCCATATAAAGAGCCAAGCCAAGTGCTCTACAGCTTGCTGGGGACCATCGTAGACGAAGGTCGTCGCTTCGCGGGTATGGCGGACATGAAGGTGTCTGACATGTCTGCACAGGCTCCTGTGGGCACCACGCTGGCTATTCTCGAGCGTACGTTGAAGATGATGAGTGCCGTGCAGGCACGCGTCCACTACGCGATGAAGCGGGAGTTCCAGCTTCTTAAGGGTATCATCCGCGACTACACACCAGAAACATACAGCTTCGAGCCGGAAGAAGGCAGTCGTAAGGCCAAGAAGTCTGACTATGACATGGTCACTGTTATCCCTGTATCTGACCCCAACGCTGCCACTATGGCGCAGAAGATTGTTCAATATCAGGCTGTTATTCAGTTGGCACAGGGCGCGCCGCAAATCTACGACCTGCCCTACCTACACCGTCAGATGCTCGAGGTGCTAGGTATCAAGAACGCGCAGAAGCTCGTACCACTCAAGGATGGTGACGACATGAAGCCGCGTGACCCTGTGTCTGAAAACATGGATGCTCTGAATGGTAAACCCGTCAAGGCGTTCATCTACCAAGACCACGAAGCCCATATTGCAGTGCACACAAGCGCTATGCAAGACCCCAAGATTATGCAGCTTATGGGCCAAAACCCTAATGCACAGTCTATAATGAGTGCGATGCAAGCGCATATAGCGGAACACCTTGCGTTCGAATATCGTCGTCAGGTCGAAGAGCAGGCAGGCGTACCACTCCCAGCACCCAATGCTGAGATGGATGAGAACACCGAGTTGGCGGTTTCCCGTCTGGCTGCACAAGCCGCAACGCAACTGCTCCAGAAGAACCAAGCCGAAGCTCAACAGCAGCAGGCACAGCAGATGGCACAAGACCCCATCATTCAGATGCAGCAGCAAGAGCTACAAATTAAGCAGGCTGAGCTTGAGATTAAGCAGAAGAAACTATTGATTGACGCTGCTGAGAAACAAGACCGCATCGAGCTTGAAGAGAAGCGCATAGCTTCACAACAAGAAATCGCTGGCCTTCGTGAACAACCCGTTCCCAACCAAGCAATGCCTAAGGAGAATGAATGACACATGAGTTACTGATGTACCTGTCAAAAAAGGTACAAGATGAGATTGACGTGCTGAGCGGCGATCTCGCCCGTGGTACCGCAAAGGACCATGGGGAATATAAATATGCCTGCGGAATTATTCGCGGACTTATGATTACAAACGGTTTCATTGCTGAAGCCGCACAAAGAATGGAACAAGATGATGACTGATATTGTTGGGGTCACCACCCCCTCGTTAGTGGGCCTAAATGGCAAACCTATTGTGGCAGCGGACAAAGAACCGGAAGTTCCGGTAGAAGACCGTGCAAAGCAGCTTCCAGACCCATCTGGCTATCGCATCCTGTGCGCTATCCCTGAAGTCGAAGATAAAACCGCTGGTGGTATCTTCAAGGCCGACTCGACCAAGCAGTTTGAAGAACTCACTACCCCAGTGCTTATGGTGCTGAAGATGGGTCCAGATTGCTACAAGGACGATAAACGCTTTCCGTCTGGCCCATGGTGCCAAGAAGGTGACTTCATTCTGACCCGCCCAATGGCAGGTAGCCGTGTGAAAATTCATGGCCGCGAGTTCCGCATCATCAATGACGATAGTGTCGAAGGTGTTGTTGAAGACCCCCGGGGCATTTCCCGCGCTTAACGGACGTAACCCGTACATAGGAGAATGATATGAGTATGGATGATAACGACGATTTTTCGTTCGAAATCGAAGACGAAACCCCCGTTTCTGAGGCTGACAAGCCGGAAATTGAAATTGAAGATGATACCCCTGAGGCAGACCGTGGCCGTGAGCCAATGCCGAAGGAAGTTGTTGAAGAACTAGAAGCCGATGAACTCGAAGAGTACTCGGATAAAGTTAAGACTCGTCTTAAGCAGATGAAGAAAGTCTGGCATGACGAGCGACGTGAAAAAGAACGCGAAATGCGCGAAAAGACAGAAGCTCTTTCCGTTGCACAACGTATTCTTGAAGAGAACCGTAGGCTAAAGAACACGCTAGCGCAGGGTGAACAGTCGTTACTTGGTAGCTACAAACAATCTATAAGTTTCGAAGCCGCTGCAGCCAAGCGTGAGTTTAAAGAAGCGTACGAATCGGGCGATGCAGACCGTTTAGCTGACGCTCAAGAACAGCTTGCAGCAGTTAACTACCGCATGCAGCAGATAAATAATTATCGCCCTACTTTACAAGAGGAAGATATCGGGGTAGAAATACCTCAACAGCAGCCGCAAATTCCGCAGCTGGACCAAAAAACTATGGCGTGGCAAGAGCGCAATATGTGGTATGGTTCCGACCCGGAAATGACTGCAGCTGCTCTTGGGCTTCACCAGAGGCTCATAAATGAACGTGGCCCGCAATTTGCAGGCACCGACGAATATTGGGGCGTCGTAGACAAAACTATGCGCCGTCGCTTCTCCGATTACTTCGGGGATGAAATGGATAATGGTGACACCAAACCAGCTGCACGCGAACAAAAAGCGTCATCGGTCGTCGCTCCAGCCTCACGTACACGGTCCCCCAAAAAGATTGTGTTGAAACAGTCCCAACTGGTGATTGCTCGTAAACTGGGCTTAACCCCTGAGCAATATGCCCGTGAACTAATGAAGATGGAGAGATAAGATGACAAATTTGCGTAAAGAAATCGAAGACAGCGTAGGCTCAAACCGCGCTCCTCGTGAAACTCGTGCAGAAGCAGAACGTCCTAAAGTATGGCAACCGGCATCGACCTTGCCAGAACCGGACAAGCAAGCTGGTTACGCATATCGCTGGATACGTGTAGCTTCGATGGGTAAAAATGACCCCAGCAACGTCTCGTCCAAACTACGGGAAGGTTGGGAGCCAGTAGCCATCGAGGAACAACCCCAGTTCCAAATGCTGGTGGACCCGGACAGCCGTTTCAAAAACAACATCGAAGTCGCAGGACTGTTGTTGTGCAAGGCACCAGAAGAACTGATGCGTCAGCGTAAGGAATACTTCGCTGGTAAAAATCAGGCTCAGATGGACTCCGTGGACAATAACTTCATGCGTGAGAACGACGCTCGTATGCCACTCTTTAGGGAAAAACGGTCTACGACGTCATTTGGCAAAGGCAAATAGCTAAAGGAGCTATAATATGGCATACCCTTCTGTTACCAGCCCTTACGGGCTAATCCCGATCAATTTGATCGGCGGACAGGTTTTTGCTGGTGCAACTCGTCAACTCCCAATCGCAACCAACTCTTCGACTGCCATCTTCTACGGTGACGTCGTTAAGTTGCTCGCAGGCGGTACTGTTGGCAAGGACACTGGTACAGACTCGGCCACCCCTGTTGGTGTTTTCCTCGGTTGCACCTACACGGACCCAACCTTCGGTCTGACATTCCGTCAGTACTACCCCGGCACCACAAACATCAGTGACATCACAGCTTACATTCAGGAAGACCCTGATGCGCTGTTTAAGGTTGCTGTATGCGCTGGTACCAACTCGAACACCGTCAGCTATGTAACACAGGCTGCTGTTGGTTCGAACCTCAAGCTGGCAAACGGCGCAAACAACGTAGGTTCAACTTCGAACGGTAACTCTAAGGTCGGTGTAGACTCGACCGAAGGTACTACTTCGACGTGGCCAATCCGCGTTGTGGACGTTGTTCCTGAGACTGCTTTGGCAGGTAACCCCGGTTCTTACACCGAAGTTATCGTCAAGTGGAACCAAGGCACCCACAGCTACCTCAACCCAACCGGTCTGGCATAAGGAGACTGAACAATGGCAATTTCACGCGCACAACTTCTTAAAGAACTGTTGCCCGGACTGAACGCTTTGTTCGGCCTCGAGTACGCACGTTACGGCGAAGAGCACAAAGAAATCTACGAAACGGAAACTTCCGAGCGTTCGTTCGAAGAAGAAACAAAGCTTTCTGGTTTCTCGGCTGCTCCAGTCAAGAACGAAGGTTCGGCCATCGCGTACGACAACGCACAGGAAGTCTTCACTGCTCGCTACAACCACGAAACGATTGCCCTCGGGTTCTCGCTCACGGAAGAAGCGATTGAAGATAACTTGTACGACTCCTTGTCGTCGCGTTACACGAAGGCACTGGCTCGCGCCATGGCCTACACCAAGCAAACTAAGGCTGCTGCAGTCTTGAACAACGGCTTCGACACCGACTACACTGGCGGTGACGGTCAACCATTGTTCTCGGCTTCGCACCCATTGGTTTCTGGTGGCACGAACTCGAACATCCCAAGCACTCCTGCTGATTTGAACGAAACGTCGCTTGAAGCGGCTGTAATTCAGATTGCAGCGTGGACGGATGAACGTGGCCTGCTCATCGCGGC